AAAAACAATAAATCAACATGAGAAAAAAGATTATCAATACAAATGTAAAGACCAACCTATGGCCGCTATGTGTTCACAGAACTTATGCAGAGGTAAACAATACGGAATAGGTGATTCTTTTGAGCATCAAGTAAGTGATTTAACAAAGTTTGAAAGTGATGAATCAATTTGGTTTTTAAATATTGATGCAAGAAGATTAAAGCTATCAACTGATCAATTATACAATCAACATAAATTTAGACAAGCATGCATGAATGAAATTAATGTTGTGCCTAACATGATGAGACCAAATGATTGGGACAGTAGATTACAAATGTTAATGGAAACTGTTGTTGTTATACAGATGCCACATGAGATTACAAAGACAGGTAGATTTGAAAACTTACTTGCACATTTCTTAGAGGACCAAGGACATGCAGAAAACATAGATGAAATAGATATGGGTAAAGCATTATTTGAAGAAAAAGAATATGTAGATACAGAAGGCAAGAGCCAAAAAATGACAGCCTACTTCAAATCTGAGTGGTTACAAAAGTTTTTAAAGAAGAATGATTTTAAAGATTTTAATACAACAGAGATGACAGCGCACATTCGAAACAAGTTAGGCGGCGGCGATATAAGGCGTAGAGTAAAAGGTAAGATGTCTTATCTTTGGTATTTACCTTGGACAAAGAAAAACGCAGATGATTTTGAAACACCGAACATGGATGAGGAGACACCTTTTTAATGAGAAATATTATCTTTGGTCCTCCGGGAACTGGCAAGACAACCCATCTATTAAAAATTGTAGAGAAAGAATTAAGAGAGAATAATGTAGCTCCTAATAAGATTGCGTATCTTGCTTTTACTAATCAAGCGGCGGATGAAGCATTATCAAGAGCAGTTTCACAATTAAATTATAATACAAAAGACTTTATGAACTTTCGTACACTACACAGTTTGGCGTACAGAGGGTTGCATTTAAAAGATGAAAACATAATGGATGATAATGACTACCGTGTAATATCTAATAAGTTACAAATAAAATTAAGTAATCCTAATCAAAGTATTAAAACATATGGTGTTGGTTTTCCCGATGATATATTTATGCAGATAATAGATGGCGCAAAGATAAGAGGACTTACAACAGAAAACTTTTTTAATGATCCTAACACAGGACATTTACCCGGCGGATTACCAAAACTAAAATACATAGATGAAGCTTTAATTAAATATAAAAGAGCAAGAAACAAATATGATATGACAGACATGATTGTTGATTTTAACAAACAGCATTATGATTTAATTCCAAACTTTGATGTTGTTATAATAGATGAAGCACAAGATCTTAGTTGGTTACAATGGAAAATGGTTGAGAGAGTTATATCAAATGCAAAACGTGTTTACATAGCGGGCGATGATGATCAAGCAATTTATCGTTGGGCTGGTGCGAGACCAGAATACCTAATGAATATGGAAGGAACACGAACTATTTTAAATAAGTCTTATCGTTTACCAAAGTTAATTCATGCGAAAGCTAATAAACTTATTAGTCGTATAGAGGATAGAGTTGATAAAGAGTGGACTTCAAGAGATGAAAAAGGAGAAATAAATATTTATCCTGTAGAACAATTACAAAAAATGAAAGAAGGTAATTGGTTAGTGCTTGCAAGAGACAGGTACCGTTTAGATAAGTTAGAAGAAGATTTAAAAATTTATGGTTACTTTTATGAAAGAGGAGATCGTACCTCTATTAATAAAAGAATACACCAAGCTATTCTTGCGTGGGAAGATGTACGAAAAGGAAAAGCAGTTGATATTAAAGCTGTTCGGTCATTTTATAATTACATTGTAACAGGTAGAGGTGTAGCGAAAGAATTTAAAGAAATGAAAAATGTTAATAAAGAAAAATTATATACCTATGATACATTGGTATCGGACTACGGACTATCTGTTAATAAAGAAAAGCCTTGGTTTGATGCTCTAAGGAACATACCTTTGCCAAAAGCAACGTATGTAAGAGCTGTATTGCGTCGTAAAGAAAACATTAAACGCGCACCACGGATCAAGCTATCTACTATACACGGATCAAAAGGTGGCGAAGCAGATAATGTTATGTTATTAACAGACTTATCTCGTAAGACTGATGCTGAGTATTGGAAACAACGAGATTCAGAAAGACGTGTGTTCTATGTGGGAATGACACGGGCAAAAAACACTTTGAACATTGTGAGATCACAATCGGACAGAGAATTTTCGGAGGCATTTTAATGATAAAGATAAACGTTACAGAAGAAATGATAGAAAGTTGTAAAGAAAAAGCAAAAAACATAGGTAAATTAAAAAACTCTATTACAAGTGGTGAAGGAAACTTATCTGGTATTTTAGGTGAATATATTGTTCATCAGCACTTACCTAATTCTTTATGGAAAAATACATATGATTATGATCTCATAGAAGATGGAAAAAAAATAGATATAAAAACTAAAAGAAGCAAATATGAACCCCTTGAATTTTATGATGTAGCAATAGCAGAGACAAGTTTACATCAAGACTGCGACGAATATATTTTTGTTACTATTTTAAATGATATGTCAAAAGCATGGATTGTTGGAGGAATGAAACATAAAAAGTATTTTGAAAAAGCAAGATACATGAAAAAAGGTGAAATTGATCCTAGTAATAATTTTACCGTTAAAGCAAATTGTTATAATTTACAAATAAAGGAGTTAGAAGAAATATGTTTACAATAGAAACTGCACTTAAACAATTAGATGTAACTCTAAAGCAAGTGCAAAAAATTAAAAATGAATTACCTAAAATGAAACGTGAAAACGTTGAGCAACATTTAAAAATATTAAGACTTGATTTGCAGTTATTACAACAAGATTTACAACATATGAAAAAGGTTCAAGATGGACAGTAGAGAATATTTAGAACAAACTATTAAAATAGTAAGAGGACCAAGAGAAAGAGACTACGGCGACAAAACTAAGAACCATGAAAACATTGCAAAGTTATGGAGTGTTTTTTTAGACCATGAAATATCAGCACATAATGTTGCAATATGTATGATGCTTGTAAAAGTAGCGAGACTTAAACATAGACCAACAGAAGATTGTTATTTGGATATGGCGGGATATGCTGCTATTGCCGGCGAAATAAACGATAAGGAATAGTATGACACAGATACCGATGTTTCAAGAACCAAGTGAGTGGATTCCACCAGAGGGTATACCAGATTTATCAGAAGCAAATGAGATTGCGATTGATTTAGAGACAAGTGATCCGGGGATGAAAACAATAGGTCCCGGTTGGGCTACTGGAAATGGGTTTGTTGCAGGAGTTGCTATAGCTGTTGATGGTTGGAAAGGATATTTTCCTTTACGACACGAAGGTGGTGGAAATTTTGATGAGAATATATTTAAGAGACAATTAAAAAAGATATTAGATTTACCTTGTGATAAAATATTTCACAATGCGCAGTATGATGTGGGTTGGTTAAGACAAATGGGACTAAAAGTTAAAGGTCGTATTATCGATACATTAATCGCGGCCCCTCTTATTGATGAAAATAAATATAAGTATGATTTAAATACAGTAGGTAGAGAATATTTAAACGATACAAAATCACAAAAATTATTATTTGAGACAGCAAAGGAGTGGGGTGTTGATGCAAAAGCAGAGATGTGGAAACTTCCTCCTATGTTTGTTGGTGACTACGCTGAGCAAGATGCTGATTTAACATTACGTCTATGGCATTATTTTAAAGTAGAAATAATTAAACAAGAGTTAACAAGTATATTTGATTTAGAAACAAAGTTACTACCATGTCTTATAGATATGAAATGGAACGGTGTACGGGTTGATCTAGAAAAAGCAGAGAAGATTAAAAAAGATTTACAGAGAAAAGAAAAAAAAATAATGCAACAAATTAAAAAGGAAACAGGAGTTGATGTTCAAATTTTTGCAGGCACAAGTATACAAAAAGCATTTGATAAATTAAATATTCCTTACGAACGCACAGCAACAGGGAAACCAAAGTTTGATAAAAACTTTTTATTAACACACAAGCACCCAGTACCCAAAATGATTGTTGACGCAAGAGAAACAAATAAAGCTAGAACTACTTTTATTGATACAATACTAAGGCATTCACATAAAGGACGTATTCATGCGAACATAAACCAGATGAGAAGTGATGAAGGGGGCGGCACCGTAACAGGACGATTTTCTTACTCAAATCCCAATTTACAGCAAGTCCCGGCACGAAACAAGGAGATAGGACCTCTTATTAGGTCTGTTTTCATACCAAATGAAGGTTGTACATGGGGTAGTTTTGATTATTCACAACAAGAGCCAAGAGTATTAGTGCATTATGCGGCGCTCACAGGAGGCGGATTAAAAGGTGCAGATGAAGTTATTGAATCATATAAGACAAAAGATCCAGACTTTCATCAAGCTGTTGCTGATATGGCGGGTATAGATAGAAGCACAGCGAAAACAATTAATCTTGGTATGATGTATGGTATGGGTAAAGGAAAGCTATCTAGTCAACTTGGTTTAGATAAAGAAGAAACAGAAAATTTATTTGCTAAGTTTCATGCGAATGTACCTTTTGTTAAACAGTTAATGGAACAAGCAACACGGAAAGCGGATAATGTAGGTTATCTTAGAACCTTACTTGGTCGTAAATGTCGATTTGATAAATGGGAACCGCGAGCATTTGGTATTCATAAGTCTTTATCTTTAGTTGATGCACAACGAGAATATGGTCATGACTTAAAACGTGCATGGACATACAAAGCTCTTAATAGATTAATACAAGGCTCCAGTGCAGATATGACAAAGAAAGCGATGATAGATTTATATGAAGAGGGAATTGTATCTCATATACAGGTACATGATGAACTTAATTGTTCTATTGAATCCAATGAGCAAGCACTGCGTATAAAAGAAGTAATGGAAAATACAGTGGAACTAAAGGTTCCTTTAAAAGTAGACATGGAGATTGGACCATCATGGGGAGAGATAAACAAAAAATAGGGGACATTAGCGAGTTTAAAGCTGTTATAAAATTCTTGCAAGAAGATTACTGGGTATTTCGTAATGTGCAAGGAACAGGTCCTATTGATATGGTTTTAGTGCATAGAAAGACAGGAGAAGTGAGAAAAATTGACGTAAAAACCACCAGTTACCGCAAATCGTGGAAACCCGGTACAAAAATATGTCGACAACGGACACCGGAACAGGTAGAATTAAAAGTAGAATACGAGTTTATGGAGAAAGACGATGTTTAAAGAACTGTGCGCAACATTATTTTTATTATGTAACCCAATGTTAAATGGGTTTGATTTTAGTTATGACATAAATCCAAAAGATGAATTTGTTCAAGGCATTGCTGAATGTACTATATTAAATAATTCTGTTATTGAACCACAGCACAGAGTTGTTGTAGTTATAAGTGTAGCGCAAGCAATATTAGAGTCTGATTGGGGGCAGTCAAGGTTTGCAACGGAAGCAAATAATTATTACGGAATTATAGAAACAGATAACACAGAGCCTCATATTAAATCATTAAACAGTGATGTATTATTAAGAATGTATGGTAACAGATGTGAAAGTGTTGCTGATTATATTGCACTACTTAATACTTCTAGTGCATTTATAGAGTACAGAGAAATTCGTATTAAACAATTTATAGATGATAATGTAAAAGTTAATGATGTTATTGAAAGCTTAGAAAATTATGCTATTGACCCGGAGTATACAGAAAAATTATTAATGGTAACTTTAGGGTTATTCCAAAAATATCCTTATATTTTTAG